CATCAAGCTTATCAGCGGTGGTGCCTGCCGTTACCGAGATGGTTCCACTAGATTCGTGAATGTCCGCACCAGCTCCAACGCTGTAGACCAAACCGCGCTTTTCGCGGATTTCATCGAACAGTGGAGAACTCATCCCATGACCAATGGCGCCAACTGCAACCTCGTATGCGTAGTACAACGGATCATGCACACTCACGGCGTCGTACATAATGGACACTGCGCACTGCTCAATGGACTTTTTCTTGACGGCGCTGCCCCCAACAAATGTGGGCGCCGTACGAACAAACATACCGCCGTTACCACGATACACCTTTGAGAAGCTTTTCTCAATGGCGGTGAGAACTTCATCTTCATCAAAGTTGCCACTCACGCCAACGATGACATTGTCACCACCGTAGTGCTTCTGCAGATAGGACTGAAAATCCATTCGGTCCCACGATCTGATGTTCTTCGGTTCTCCGATGATCTTACGCCCAAATGCATGATCTGGATACGCAAGACTGTATGACATGTCCTGCGCGACGTAGTGCGGTTTATCAGCGTACATTCTGTACTCCTGAAGAATAACCTCACGTTCCTTTTCAATCTCATCCTGTGCAAACGTACTGTTGCAGAAGATGTCACCGAGAATATCAACAAAGATGGTAGCGTGTGCTGATAGTCCCTTGATGAAATATGCCGTCATGTCACGATCAGTAAACGCGTTCATATCCGCACCAAGGCGTTCCGCATCAGAGCTGATCTTGTTATACGAACGGCGTTTCGTTCCCTTGAACGCCATGTGCTCAAGGAAATGACTGATGCCATTTTCGCTCACGGTTTCATTTGCAGAGCCAGTGTTCACAAACACGCCAACTGATACTGTCTGTGTTGTATCAGTTGGGAGCAGAAGAACACGAATTCCGTTATTCAGAGTAAACAGCATACTTTCCTTATTTTCCATTGATAGATGTTGTGAAATAGGTAACATCCACACATGACAGCCGTGGATAATCAGCGGTGCAAAAAGTTTCCGCCGCCACGTTTTCAGAGATCGCGGTGCACACGCCGTCTAGCAGCTCATCTCGCATAAGCATCTCACCATGCCACACGAAATAATCCAATCCCCCACTTGCTTTCTCTGAGACTAGCTTCAATGATGGAATGAGGCCAGCGATGTAGGAGTTGTAAGTAAAAGAGTTTTGCAGTATTACGCAAAGATTATGCCGTATCTGTTCCGGGTCGTGAATTTTGACTCGCGCTTTGCCGTCATTCCAAAGATAGGCTGATACTTCAAACACATGTCGGCGGTACCCGAACATTTCAAGAATCAGATTATCAAGCTCATTAGCCTTGATGATATGGTCGTATGAAGCGCCGTTTTTGAGATGCACTTTGAGAGTGTGCTTGTCCAATTGCTGGACCAGCTGAATAGGGTCATCTACGTCTTTTGATGAGACGATTAGATGACCCTGAACTTGACGAATGGTAAGAGTGTGTGATAGACCCATAACATAATTTTAATCTTCCATATCATGGCGGCCAATCAATGTCAGGATCTGTCTCCGAGATATCTTTCTTTGTCTTATAGGTACTCTTTACGAACAAGAGCAATCAATGAGAAATCAGCAAAATTGCTTCGATTATCTTTCAACCACTGGTCAAGCTCAGCACGCAGATCTTTATCCGCGACGTCTTCACTTGAGTTGATCTTAGCATAATCTTCAGGTGCATTTTTGGTTGTGAGCTTTTGATAGACTGAAACTCTAGACTTATCTTCTTTATCAGCAGAGAATGCTACAACTGATGGCTTTATTCTGTGAACATAGTCTTTCAGAATATCAATCACAGTGCTTAAGATCTTAAACTGATCACCCGCTCCAGTCAATCCCTGCATTGAATTACGGGAAAATGAAACCTGAACTAATGAATGAAGATCCATATATTCATTACTTAGATAGACGACGACTGGGCTGCCGTCATCTGTCGTAAATTTAGCACGCTCAAATCCATTTGTTCTTTCGACAGTTTTCCATGGATATTTTTGGTCTAAAATTTCAGAAAGAATCATTGTGAACGCCCATTGTGATCAAGCAATATTTAGATATCTCTATTACCAAACCAAATCAAAACCCCCTCTCATAATCTTTGTGAGGGGCGCTCTCTTCCCCGTTGTGTGATCAACAACGGTGTCGTCTTGAAACCTATAAGTGCGGGTCTTGTCACTTCGCATGCCTGAGCCAACTTGATTTTTTCTATCCGTGGCTCTGACTGCATTTTGTTTTCCAACGTATATTCTCTCAAGCGCCGCTATCATGCGCTCGCGTGCCAGTTTGTAGCTGTTTTCACGCGAGCGTGTTTGCGCGGTTTGTGTGAGACCAGTTTCAATGTGTATCAGTCTACAGCAAGCTTGAACTTTATTCTTGTTTTGCCCGCCATTTCCGGTGCCGGAAAACCACTCAATTCTGAAGTCCGCGTCATTGAACGTAACATGAGTGGGTTCAAGTGGGTCAAGGACAGCCACAGTAACTGTACTTGAGTGAACGCGACCTTTACGTTCAGTTGGGGGAACGCGTTGTACACGGTGTCCGCCTTGCTCATTGTTGAGCTCTGTTAAATCTTCACCTTGCACTTCAATAGTGAAGTCCCCGCAAGATGAGTCCAACAGGCGGTGCTTTCAGCCAAGCTTACCGAACATTTTGATGTATGCGTCTGCCATGTCTTTTGCAAACAGCTTTGCGTCATCGCCACCTTCGGCGCCGCGAATTTCAAGGATACGTTTCATCATTTTCTCCTTAGTTGAAAACCGTATTTAGATACCAAAAGAGGAGACCGGCGGTCTCCTCTTAGGATTTGGTGCTGATGGTAGGATTCGAACCTACGACCTCTCGCTTAAAAGGCGGATAATCGTTAACAAACGGCTAGTAGACCAGCAAAAGACGAAAACGAAGATGTAAGCGCTCTAACCAACTGAGCTACATCAGCAAACTAACTTACATTAGCATAAAAGTTATTTTATACGCCGGAAGATAGGCGTACATAAGATTATTCGGGTTTACTGAACCAGAACAATAAGTGGTGCTCCCAGTCAGAATCGAACTGACGCTTCAGCGTTACGAGGGCCGTGTGCTACCACTTTCACTATAGGAGCATGAATTAATTACCAGACGATTTCTTCTTTAGACAGTTTACGAAGCACCAGATTGATGCCGGTGATGGCGAGTGCCTGCAGTTCAGGGCCTACCACGAAGCCGAACTTAGCTTGAACTGCGACAGCACCAGCCATCACGATGTTTGCCCAGAATGTTTTGGACTCGTAGAATTTCTTGCCAGTCATTTGGCTAACTGCGACTTCGGCAACTGCCGCGGTCAAAGCTGGATTTGCGATTTTGTTGGTCATATAGGACTCCTGTGTTGGAGTTCTATTTAGACATCATGACTGATCGTACTGCGCTATCAGCTTGCTAGCTTTTCTTGGATGCAAATTAGCTTTACGCACGTCACCATTGTAGTGTGCTACTACTTTGTTGTTCATCACTTTGAACCATAGCGCCGGTATGAGCGCAAGAACAATCATTCCAGCGTACCCAGAAGGATGCTGCGGCGACTCTTCGAAGTGTCTCAGAGTCTCAAAGGGGCGAAGTGCGTTTGCGTGATGATCTGAATGGCGTTGTAGGTTGAACAGACCGATATTGGAGACGAGCTTGTTGCTGTTCCAAGAGTGTTGGGGAGTACAAGGCTCATATCGGCCGCCAACCTTAGCTCGCAACAACCCATAATGTTCAACGTAGTTTACCACCTCTAGTAGCAAAATTCCGACTGCAGCCTGCGCGGCAAGAAACCACAGAACATTCATTCCGCCGACAAAATACCCGGCGATAAAGATCAGCGCAGAACATGTCCATGACTGCAAGAGTCTGCTTTCCACAATTTTTATCAGACTGAATGACCGTTGCATTCTAGTGAGTTCTAATTTGCAAGCTGACAATAGCCCAAGCACGATAGATCTTGGTGCAAATTCCCAAAATGATTCGCCCATTCTCGCGCTTGCTGGATCTTCTGGGGTGGCCACCTTTACATGATGCCCACGATTATGCTCGATAAGAAACTGTCCGTAAACTGCAGGTGAAATGGCGAGAATGCTGAATAGGGTGTTCAGTTTACTTGACTGGTGATTCAACTCATGTGCGGGTGCGATGGCCAATCCATTGATGATACCAACTGTGAGAACTAGTCCAACCAGCTCAGCAATCGACATTGTCATGGTTGCAATACAAGCCACCCCAAGAATATTGACGGTGTACTGGATTGGCACATACGATCTAACGACCCATTGACAAAATGACCTTGTCATTTTGATTTCATCTTCAACAAGTTCAGGGCTTAGCAAGTCAGATGGCGAGCGATAATCCATGATAGGAAGTACCGCGAAAATAAAGAATGGGGTCAGCCACAACAACGTGGAAAACCCCAACCAAAGATAGAGCGCAAGACTAATTGCCGCCATTAAGGGTGGCTCCAATGAGTACAACCACTGGTATGTTCTCAGTTTGGTTTTGAAGACATCTTTATTGACTTGCGTATTCATCAGAATATTATTTTCTTCCACGTCGGTACCCATCATTAAGAAATTTTTGGAGTAACGATATATGAATTTTCGCAGGTTTACCTTCTTTGATTACCCAGACCGTACCATATTGGGAATTTTTTGACCCAAGCTGTGCCTTAGCATTTGCTTCGCCAATTGCCAATTTACTACTTTCCCTGTGTATTTTTCCATTGAAAGGGGCTAAAGTCCCCTTAGCCATCTTAGTAATTGCTGCTTTTCGAGAAATTTCAGATCTTATTGCTGGGGTTCTTTTTGCAAGAGTAGCCTTCCCACCCAACGGTGACCCAAGCCTTCTGGCGTACTCTGAAAAACCACCATCGCCACCCAGAACTAAATTCATACAGCGTGGGTCATTGATAATTTCTTCATTCACTAGTTCACGCTCACGCTTCTTCAATTCAGTACGCGTTGGAAGGAATTCAAGAATCTCTTTCGAGTGCTTCTCTTTGCCGTGCTTCTTAATGGACTTCCAAAGAAGTTGTCCACTGCCAAAATATCCATCATCAAGATCATCAGTACTGTGCATGCCAATGTAGTACTTCCCGCTTCCATCTGTTCGGGTGATCTTGTAGATGTAGTGAAACTTTCTACGTTCTGCTTGCTTCATTACGTCTCCACATGGAGACCTATTTAGCAAATTCGGTAAAAATGTTCTGTGCGGGCCGCCTAGGACTCGAACCCAGATCGAACGGATTTGGAATCCGTCATGTTGCCATTACACCAACGACCCATAGTAATTCTGGAGTGGAATCCCAGATTCGAACTGGGGGTTAGACGCGTTTGCAGCGCGTTGCGTTGGACCAGGCTCCGCCAATTCCACATATTAAAAGGTTCCAACAAAGAGCGCGAGACGGGGTGAGTCAAAGTTACGGTTTGAAGATAACCGTCATCGCTTCGGTTGGAATGTTCTTGGTGGTGATGATGGGAATCGAACCCACGACGCACGGCTTATGAGACCGTTGCTTAACCATTCAGCTTCATCACCATTATTTTGTACGAATTAAAATTTTATTTCAAGTGGTTTTTAACGCCACTCTAAATCAGGATAGGGATCACCTGGTTGAGATGATGGCTCCGGTCTCAGGATTCGAACCTGACTTCACGGATTAACAGTCTGCCGCCTTTACCTAGATTGCTCGACCGGAATAGAAAGTTGTTGTGGTGCCTCATGCCGGACCCGAACCCACATTCCGTCGGTTTGGAGCCGCCGTTCTTGCCATTAGAATGTGTCACATGTAAATCGGGCTATTTTGTGAAAAAGTAATGAATGTCAGCGGCAGTGTCATATGCAATATACACATCTGCATCTGCATCATATTCAAACATGTCGCATTTGTCTATTGTTTTAATTGCCTTAACATGTTTCAAAAACTCCATTTTTGAAACTTTAGTGGCGTTTTCCAGGCCCTGTGCGAATTCAGTAACGTCTGAGTAATTCTTAAAAGAACAATCTCCATCACTATCAAACGAATTAACGCAATTTCCAACGTAGTGGTATTTTGTTTCTTCACTTTCAAAGAGCTCATTGCACTTCATTTCAATTCCTCATTACTTTGCTTATTTCTTATTTATTGGTCCCTGTCCAGGGATTCGAACCCTGACCTCGATGATTAAAAGTCATGTGTGCTAACCGTTGAACACCAAACAGGGAGGTGTTCGGTTTTCGAGACGCATCAAGCGTCGAAGAGACCTTGCGCATGATGCGCTCCTTTCAAAATGTTCGTGGTCCTTAGTGATGGAATCGAACCATCTTTTGAGCGTTATCAGCACTCCGTTCTATCCATTGAACTAACCAAGGCTTGTAATTGACTGTGGTGGGACTCGAACCCACGTCCTATAGAGCCAGTGCTTTTGCGGCGTAGCGTGCCATCATAGCTGGATATCGTTCTACCAACTGAATTACACAGTCAAATTCATCGAGCTGATTCAGACTTCAGCTCTTCAATTCTTGCGGTGATTTCACTTGTGATTTTCTTCAAGAAGCGCTTCCACACTCTATCGAACTGTTTCCCATGCGCTTTAATCTCATCGTAATACTGAGCAAATACGCGTGAATCAGTGTACCCAACTGATAGATTTTGAAGTGCATCTTCTAAATCCTGAATTTCATACCTCGGGTTATCAGACATACTTTGCAAAATGATTTTTGATGCTACTGAAGTCGCAAATGCGTCTACTTCAGTAGCTGTCATCAAATACGTAGGCAAGTCAATTTTGTCAAATATGTCATCTACGCGAACTTTGTAGTTTCGTTTTCTCTTTGGAAGAAAATTAGATTGAGAATAAAGATCTTGTGATTGCGGAATGCGCTTAGGTTCTGTTGTGAGATTTTGCGTAATGTAATGGAACAGGTGTTTCACTTCATGCGAGAGTGTTGACACAATACCATGAATGATGTCACGTATTTCTTCGCCGCTTACTCGAAAACCAACATGATTGCTTACAACGATGTTCTCAAAAATTTCGTTATTGACAGCGTCAAAAAGTCTGTCAATTGGAGAATAGAGAGCGATGCCAATAGCGATGTCTCTGCGGTGGTCAAGATGCGAGGTGAGTTCGCGTGGGAAATCATTTCTGACTTTTTCAGAGTCACGCGTGAAATACCCGTAGGTTTCTTTACCTTGGCCAGGGCGATCATGTTCACTGATCCAGACGATGGGCTCGTTAACCCACCATAGGGTTTTCCACTTGTCGTCAAACTCTACATCATGCTTATGATCGCCATGGCGAGTGATCTTGCCGTATTTGTTTTCAATTTCATTGCGAACGAGTGCACTAAGATCCTTAGAAAGCTCAACAACCCAGGCATCCTTGCGTTTGGCAAGTTCAGGTCGAACCTTCTTCATAAAGGCGTCAGTTGAGTCAGAATCATCAATAACGTCTTTGGCGTCGAGGTTACTGTATAAATCCTTTACAAGCTCTGAAATGGAGTTAGTGATGAGCTTGTTCGCACTAAGAATAGTGGAGTTGACATTCGCCTCATTGATGATCTGATAAAGCCGCATGGTGTTCCCTCTGTTGTGCCGGTATTTAGCATCAACTAGGTGCAACTCTTACAATGTGGTGCCTCCCTCTGGAGTCGAACAAGACTCTCCGCGTTTTCAGCGCAGCGCTCTCACCGGATTAGCTAGAAAGGCATGTTTGTGGTGCTCCCACAGGGATTCGAACCCAGTCCTCAGCCATACCAAAGCCGCGTACCACCATCAGTACTTCAGGAGCATTAATTTTGGCGCGCCCCGTGGGATTCGAACCCACATTCCGTCGGTTTGGAGCCGCCGTTCTTGCCAATTAGAATATGAAAGACGCATGAATTTTTGGTACCCAGAGTTGGATTCGAACCAACGACCTACGCCTTATCAAGACGGTGCACTACCGCTGTGCTATCCGGGTAAATGTTCTTTGCTCCGCGGGCTGGGCTCGAACCAGCAAGACCTTACGGAAGGCACGTTAACAGCGTGCTGCAGTACCAATTATGCTTACCGCGGAGCAAAGTACACAAAATGGTGCTGAGTGGGAGAATTGAACTCCCGTCTAAACCGTACCAAGGTCTTGTAATACCACTGTACTAATTCAGCAGAGGTACCAGGTACAATTACATCTTCTTATATCTGTTTTTAGACAAGTTTTTTGCTAATTTTGTTTTTATGAACTGCAATTCACCGGCAGGATCATAAATTTTACCACTTGCATCTTCGGCCCAGTAGTGAGGGCACCATTTCCAGTCTTGTGAATACAATTTAGATGTTTTAATCCACATTAATCTGTCATTATCCGAATTCCAATTTAGTCCGCTACTCAAGAATTCTTGCTTCATTTTTGGCGTAAAATCACGCTTATCATGCAGCCAAGTATCTAGCTTAAATTCACCATGTACGCGGTTAAGCGTTATATTATGGTCTTTTGCAAATGAAATAAAATGTATTGTAGCTGGACCACAGTTATCCCTTATAGAATACATTCTTAATTCATTCGTGGAAAGAGAATTTAGAAATTCATCTACTATATTTAATTTTATTTCAGATAAGAACATACGCGCCCTGCCCTACAAATATGTATTTTACACCGACTCCATCGGACGAGTATGGCGGTTACCACTCCAGTCAGGCAGAAATCCCCTAAACCCAGTCAACCCACCGAAGTATTGTTTACCTCTTTTTCAAGAGTAATTTTGGTTTTGCAAAAGGTTTCAGTGGGGAGTCGTACGAGTTTCGATCTCGTTCTACCAGTTTCACACACTAGGGTGCTCCCATCACACTCACGACTCCATAGGTTTGGCGTGTGCCGTAGGATTCGAACCCACAACCACAGGAATCACAATCCTGCGCTCTACCAATTGAGCTACCAGCACCACAAACTATCAAAATCAATCATAAGCACCTGGTGTGCCGCGAATGCGTGCTGGCCGCTTGCTCAATTTAGCTCCATGCTTTTCCAGCGTCGCAATGACTTCTGCCATCGACATACCAACTGATTTGAAAAAGTCATCACCGGCATAAAACTCAGCGCCAAACGCGTCAACGTAGAGCGTTTTTGGTGAGAACTTATACATTTTCAGATTACCTGCTGCAACTTCAGTAGGGCCAAATGTTGTATTCAATTCGTATGAGAGTTTTTTGTAAAGCGCCTGTTCAGATGCAGAAAGCTTCGAAAAATCGCTCTCGGCAGAATCCTCAACCCACTTCTTTGAACTAACACCGTATTTTTCCTTGAACATTTTTTCAAGCGCAGCGCCAGATCTTTCCAGCTTACTGATGATTGAATCCAAATTTGAAGGAAGCTCTTCACCCTGATCTTCAAGGCGGTCAATCGCATTACCTACAGCATCTTCAGCAAAATCACGCCAGAAGGATGGAATGCTGTCGCGGTGCTTCTTGACTTCTTTTTCCACGTTAACAAAAACAGCAGCTAGTGCTTTTTGGAAGAACGCTTCTTTGTTAACTGAATCGCTTTTGGCTTCAGTCAAGCCGCCAATTTGTTCTTTTGTTTTCTCAATAATATACTCACGTAACTTTTCCTTAGCCTGAGCTTCATCTTCGTTGATGAGACAATGAATGACTGATGTAAGTTGTTGCATATAATTCCTATTATTTGATTTCAATATTTAGCATCGCAGTGCGATGGATTATTGAAACTCAATAGTTACAACCTGTATATCAACTTGCGCTTTCGACTTATCAAGAAGGCGCACTACCGCTGTGCTATCCGGGTAAAGTTATTTGGGGTGTACGACGGGACTCGAACCCGCAACGACAGGAATCACAATCCTGTGCTCTACCAATTGAGCTACGTACACCACTGAATTTATTGGTGCATCCCCTCGAAATCGAATCGAGCTTCACCGTTTTTCAGACGGGCCTAGTCACCAGACCTAGTCAGAGATGCATGTTCTTGGTGCCTGATCATGGGATCGAACCATGGACCTATCCCTTATCAAGAGAGTGCTACTACCACTGAGCTAAGCAGGCATGTTGTTTGGCGCGTGGAGGTGGGTTCGCTCACCCTTTCACTGAAATTTATCAGCACCATCACTAATCTGGCTCTCACGCATAATTATTCTGGGACCCTCGTGGAGGAATCGAACCTCCGTCATTGAACTTCGGAGGCTCAACACCGACTCCATCGGACGAGAGAACGCCTTGATGTTCTTCGGTTCCCCAATGATCTTGCGGCCAAAGGCCTGCTTCGGGTACGCGATCTCGTGCGACAGATCATGCGCCACGTACGACGGCTTGTCTGCGTACATCCGGTATTCTTGGAGAATGACTTCGCGTTCCTTCTCAATCTCTGCTTCGTCGAAGACGCTGTTGCAGAAGATGTCACCGAGGATATCGACGAACGTCGTGGCATGATCAGCCAAACCCTTGATGAAGTACGCAGTCATGTCGCGATCAGTGAACGCGTTCATCTCTGCACCGAGACGCTCGGCATCAGAACTGATCTTGTTGTAGGAGCGACGCTTGGTGCCCTTGAAAGCCATGTGCTCCAAGAAATGGCTGATGCCATTCTGATCCACAGTTTCATTCGCAGAGCCGACATTTACGAAAACGCCGACAGAAACCATCTGGGTGTTTTCGCTTGGGAGCGTGAGAACGCGAACCCCATTAGACATTGTGATAAGCATTACTGAACCTCTCTTGTAGAGGACCATTGTAACGCCTGAGACCTAGGCGCATAGGGTGGTCTCAGGACTGGGGTTACTTCAGCGCAACCAGATCAGCACGAAGCTGAGCAAGCTGCCGGGTCTTGCCAGGCACATCAATTTCGCGAGCGCTCGAAGACTTCTTCTGCAACGCAAGGCGGAGGTCGCCTTCCAGATCAGCGATCCGCTGAACCAATTTTGCACGTTGCTTTTCGATCTTCGACATCTCGTTCTCCTGTTGGAACCATGTGCTGACCGCCAAGCGCTTCACGCTTAAACAGTTGCCAACAAAATATAATCGCCAACACCGCCGTCAAGCACTTAAACAAGATGCCGTTGATTGTATATGTGCCAGCGCCGTTGATGAGCGATGCACACCCCGACATAATCCCAACCCACAAAAACACATCAATATAAGGCGCAAAACTAATTCTTGGATGTGCAACCAAAAGCAGAAAAATAAGAATAAAAACAAGCGTTGCTAGATTACTTAGAAAATGCATCATCATCTCCTTTTATACGCCCAACAAATTTTGAGCGCATAAAATGCAATAAGGTTTCAGCCGTACCTTTTCCCATTGCGCCAAGTAGAAACCCGAAAACCTCAGGGTACTTGCCGTTAGCCAAAATCTGTGACGCATGTTCAGCGAATGCAATACACAAAATAAAGCCTGCCAATGCGCCCACAAGTCGGTCGGTGTATTTTTCTTTTGATAGCAGTACACTAAGACTTGATCCCAAAAAACCCATAATCAAAACACCAATATGGCTTTTCAGATATGAAATAAACGCCGTTATAATTTCGGCCATTTCTCAATCTCCAAACAAACCGCGGACAGCGTTATAACCGTCTTCAAGGTCATCAGTTGAATGCATAACCACATAGAACTTACCAGTCACTTGACAGGTCGTCTTGTAGATGTAGTGGTACTTCTTCTGTTTTCTTGGCATGTTTCGCTCTCCTTCGCTATTTAGCGTAGAGGTACGAAACTACCTAATGCGGATCGTACGGGACTTGAACCCGTGACCTCTTCCGTGACAGGGAAGCGAGCACTCCAACTGCTCCAACGATCCATATTTCTTGAGTACTTAGGGGTGACCAGAGGGACTTGAACCCTCAAGGACCTGATTCACAGTCAGGAGTGTCTACCAATTCCACCATGGCCACACCTAAGTACTCATTATCATTTTGTGAACTTTGCTGACCGCCCAGGAATCGAACCCGGCTCTATTTCCGTTAACAGCGGAACGCTTACACCTTGCTTGCTCGCGGTCAGCAAAGTTCACTTATTATTTTGGCAGAGGGTGGGGGAATCGACCCCGCCTTTCCTTGGGTCAAAGCCAAGTGTCATTACCAAATGACAAACCCCCAACAGATTTGTTGGAGCCCAATGAAGGAGTCGAACCTTCGTCATCGCGCTTCGTAGACGCAACACCAGTTCCGCTGGATCGGGCATTTATTTGTTGGCGCTCCCACGGGGATTCGAACCCACGCTTTGCGAGGTGAAAGCCCGCTGTCCTCAAACCAATAGACGATGGAAGCATGTAGTGGAGT